GGGCTTGAGCAACAAATCAAGAACGGTGCTCAGATTTCAGCAAATCAACAGGAACTTGAATTGCTGTTGATGGTTTCGAGTTTAGGGAATATTGCTCAGAAGCTATATGCTCATGTCTGTCACAATGAGACACAGATGCCTCTGATTAAGTCTGACTTGATGTTTCTCGACAGTGTGATTAGTTCTGTTTCGTTATTCAACGGGACAGATGCAGACAGTTGCTTGCAGATTGCCTATGATGCTATCAAAGACCGAAAGGGCAAGATTGTTGATGGGGTGTTTGTGAAAGAGGAGGATTTGTAAAATGAAAAAACTAGGTATTGTTTTAGGTTCTGTATTTGTAATTGTTGTATCGCCATTCGTGGTTCAGTATGGTTGGAATGAAATCATCACAACGATCGTTCCAGTTGGGAAAATTACAGTCTGGCAAGCATTAGGGATGGATGCACTACTATCTTTCATCTGGCCTGTGTTACCCAGCAAAAAAGAATCTGAAGAGGATTATTCATATGCTGTGAAGAGCAGTATTTCGAAAATCATTACATGTGCATTTTTAATTTGGTTAGCTAGTTTGTTTATTTAAGGAGGATATGTCATGATTCCGAAATTTAGAGCGTGGATGAAGTCGTTGAAATGGATGTGCGATGTTACTAATATTTCATTCGACAGCAAGTTTTTAGATATCTGTCACCAGGGAGACACCGAAAGGTGTACAGAAATGTCAGTTGAGTTTGATGAAATCGAGCTCATGCAATCAACAGGACTCAAAGACCTAAATGGTGTCGAGATTTTCGAGGGGGACATCGTTCAATTTTTCGATAGTCTATACACTGTTTTTTACGACATCAAGGAAGGATGCTATCGATTAAAACCACACGACGATAGATGGGTTGTAGATTATATGTGTAATTTTTCAAGCGAAGAAAGTCTCGAAGTTGTCAGCAACATCTACGAAACTAAGGAGTAATTATGATTATTATAAACACAAACCCTAAAAATCCGCTTTTGCAGAAAGTGGAAGAAGAACTTAATTTTTTAGGAAAAAATTATGAAGTGAAAAAATCATGGACGGATGAACTCATCAAACAATGTTTTATTAATAATTTTGAATTTTGTTCAGGACATTATATGAGCCAAATTAGAAAATTAAATTTTGAACAAGCATTAGAGATGATACATCGAAATCCTAAAATGTTAAGGAAATTTATTGTTATAAATGGAAATAAAGCAATTGCAGATTTCCCAAAAGTTGGTCTTATCAGAAAACAGTTGAGAGGTTTGATGAAATGAGCGATGCGAAAAGATTTTATAATCACATAAGAAAACAATTGGTCTATGTTCCGAACACGTCAATTGCCGAAAGATTAAAAAAACATATTTTGGCACATCCAAATTTTAACAGTAGCAGAAATTTCTTGGACATGGTTGTGGCAAACTACTGCACGAATAGAAAGAAAGATAAGTTACCTAGCCTTGAAGTGCTGAACTGGTTAGGAAAATTTTTAGATGTGAACTACGAAAATTCAGAGCTTTTGGAGGATAAGGAATGAGATATTTTAAAATCTTATGTGTTGTTTTACTGGCATCCTTCCTCGTAGCATGCCATCAGATTTCGAGTGGGACGGTGGTAGATAAGTACATTGATGAACCTCACACAACGTTCATACCTGTTGCGACAGGTAAAAGTTCTGTACTTGTGCCAACCAAAACCAAAAGAAAATACATTCTGGTCGTTTCAGGATATGCAGGAAATAAGCAAATTGAAGAAACATTTGAAGTAACAGCTAAGGAATACAAACACTATGAAATTGGCAACACTTTTACACAAAATGCCGTTTTAGAAAATGAAGAAGGAGATAGAGAATGATTGATCAAATTCAAAAAAAGATTCAAGGAATTTATGGCTGGACAGTTAAAAATGCTGAAATAATAGCGCCACCACATGATTTACCAGATGCTGTTAAAAGTAGAGTCGCTTACTTTAGGGACATGGCTGAAGATGGCATGACATTTATGGGAATTATGGAGTGTATATTTGCTGACAAAAAGCCCGAAAGTTATGATTTCGGAGCTACAAAGGATTGGTTGCCGATGTCTCAAGAATTTAATGATTGGGTCGGTAACGCTTATAATATCGCGCAAATGGAAATAGCTGTATATATTATTTATGGAGTTCGAAAAGAGGAAAACAATGATTAACAATGTCGTTTTAGTAGGCCGCTTGACTCGTGACCCTGAGTTGCGATACACACCATCAAATGTTGCAGTTGCGACTTTTAGTTTGGCAGTGAATCGCAATTTTAAGAATCAGGCAGGTGATCGTGAAGCTGATTTTATCAGTTGCATCATGTGGCGCCAACAGGCTGAAAATTTCGCAAATTGGGTTAAAAAGGGTGCTCTTGTGGGAATCACAGGTCGCATCCAGACTCGTAGCTATGATAATCAGCAAGGACAACGTGTCTATGTGACAGAAGTGGTAGCTGAAAGTTTTCAAACGCTTGAAAAGAAGGATAATTCTGCGAACCAGTCAAGCATGGAAAACCAAATGCCACCAAGTTTTGGAGCAAGTGATCCGATGGATATTCCAGATGATGGATTGCCGTTTTAGGGAGGTGGAGGGATGATACAAACGCTTGAAGAAGGAATGAAGAATCAAAGTAAACGCATAAAAATCCCAACGAAAATCAGACCGTTTGATGTGGGTTATCGAATAGTGAACGAATATGGTCAACCGCTTGCCTTAAGAAATGGAGCAAATATATTTGCCTTACCTTCTCTAGCGGAAAAAGCTATAAAGAAAGAGTTTGGGAAAAATGATCCAGACTTTGATATCGAAAAACATTTTGTCGAAGAGGTCGCCATTGTCAATTTAAGTAAATTTCATAGTTATTTTGAGGAGGTGGAGTAATGGAACGACCTGAACAATACCCATCTGGATACTTCATTCCTGAACTGATTGAAGATGAAGATATTATCTTCAATAAAGACAGTGAATATCACAAGCAGAAGAAAAAAGAAAAGAAAAATCCTATTTTCAAAAGAAATAAGTCCAAAAATAGATGGGCGCTTTAAGGAGGTCACAGATTGAAACGAAAAAGCATATCTAAAGCCACTAGACAAAAAGTTTTAGATAAGTATGGTGGTCACTGTGCTTATTGCGGCAAGGAATTGGATTTAAAAACTTTGAGAGTGGATCATTTGCATCCTCACTATCGAGGCGGAGAGGATAGTTTTGAAAACTATATGCCTGCTTGTTATCAATGCAATTTCTACAAATCTACTTTTCTGTTAGATGAATTCAGAGAGCAGATGTCTACCTTGCACGAGAGAATCAGTAAGCCGTTTATAGCAAGACTTGGTTTAGATTATGGAATTATTGAAATCAAGCCTTTTAATGGTAAATTTTATTTTGAGGAGGAGACATGAAACGATTCATCGCAATATGGATTCTGCTGTCTGCCGGATTGAACATCTGGCAGATGAACAGGATTCGAGATTTAGAAGAGAAGAAGCCAATGGTTGTCTACAAGACAGATAACGCAGGCGCTGAGATATTCGGTAAAGTTGTTGAGAAAGGACGACATGGCAAGCTATACACAATCACAATTCGTGATTACGGTGTGTTCGTGATTACGAAGGACGTGTATGATAATGTGAAAGTTGGAGAAGAGGTAAAATTATGAACTACAAAGTGAGAGTCAACGGTAAATTAATTGAATACGGTGCACTAGTTGAAAAATCAAGTTTTTCAGACGAAGAATGGTCTGCTATTTATGCAGAGATTGCAGAAGAAAATTACCCAGAAATTTTTAAAAAAAGAAAATCGGATACTGCATTTATTGACACGCTTGGCGCTTTGACTTCACTAGAAGAACGATACGAAGCATTACTAGAGCTATTGCCACAAGATCAATTTTCTCGAGCTGGTACACATCCAAAATGGGTGGCAGATGCAGTGGCAGAGAACACGTTGAATAAAGAGGACACAATGCTAGATGTGTCGGATTTAATTGGACGATGTGAAACTCTGGAAGAATTGAAGAACGAGCTGACAGAGTATTTTGAGTTGGAAGAATTGTAGGAGATGAGGTAAGATTGTAATGACAAAGTACAAGAAACCAACTTACATCATCATTCAAGAAGCAATGGCAAAGCGCATTAGATTTCTGGAAGATGAACTGTATGAAAGAGCCTATAAGGATATTGAGAAACTAGAAGCTCAAAATGATTTCTTAAAAGGTCTTTGTAACAATCAACTTGAAATCATCATGGATTACGAATGGAAGCAGATGCAAGAGCAGGCTGCATTCATAAAAGCTAATACCAGGAAATGGAGAGCAAGATGCAGCTAAGATTGAAAGAACTTAGAGAGGACCTAGGTCTATCTGTCAAAGATATGGCCAGAGATACAGGTGTCTCCCAAAATACAATTCATTTGTATGAACGTGGTGGATATCCGTCCATTAAGCAAATTGAAATGATTGCTAAAACCTATGATGTAAATCCTGCTTGGCTTGTTGGGTGGATAGATGATGAAATGATGCCTGGAGTCCAGGTCGTTGAAAAAGTGATCTATAAAGAAAGTCCAACAGCAAGATTGCCAGCTTATTTCAACAACAATAACAACGGTAAGCTTATCAAGTGGAAGCAATCACGAAGATTTCGAGGAGGTAGGATTTGAAGAAATTGAGCGACGAAGACCTCAAAACATTAGACAGAGAACTTTTCAAATTTCAAAATATTCAACGTACAATAGATTTGAGAAGGCTAGAACTAGAAACTCGAAACCCAGATATTCAAAGTGGTCCTAGCGTAGGAATAAGCAAACCTACCGAAACTATCGCGATCAGAATTGCAGATGATCCAACCTTAAAATTTCTCGAAGGCTTCAAAGGGATTATTAACAAACTCCTGATCAATCTAGTTGATGAAGACAAGGAAATCTTTAATTTGCGCTGGAGATATCCTCAACTGAGATGGGAAGAAATAGCAGAACAGAAATTCATGAGCAAAGCCACAATTTATAGAAGGAGGAGGATTATCTTAGAACAGTACGCTATACTGAAAGGTGAGTTGTAAATAAGATTGAGACAAAAGACATCTTGAAGTCTCATGAAAAAAGGTTTATTATGATAGCATGAACTTCTGAAACAAAAACACACATCACACTTTAGGAGTCATCCTTAATTCTAGTCAGAAAAGTTGTCCAACAGAAGTATCGTCAAGAGTCAGCAAATGCTGGCTTTTTGCTTTGTGGAAAGGAGGTAGAACATGGAATTTGTATCACCGATAAAAGATAATGATGACATTCAGGCAATGAAAGATTATCTCAAAGAGTGGAATGAGATGTATTATATGCTATTCATTACAGGCCTGAATACGGGCTTGCGAGTCGGAGATATACTCACATTGAAAGTTAAAGATGTTCAAGGTTGGCACATCAAACTGAGAGAACGGAAGACTGGCAAGCAGATTACAAGACGGATGACAAAAGAACTCAAGAAAGAAATGAGGAGATATGTCGAGGGGAAACCATTTCATCATTTCTTATTCAAGAGTAGGCAAGGTCAGAATAAAGCAATCACTCGTGAGCGAGCCTATCAAATCATACATGAAGCAGCTGAAGAACTTGGCATTGATAATGTTGGAACACATACAATGCGCAAGACATTCGGCTATAAATATTACAACAAGACAAAGGACGTAGGGACATTACAGAAAATGTTCAATCACTCATCACCTGCAATTACTCTTAGATACATAGGGATAGAACAAGCAGAGCTTGATGATGCTTTACGAAACTTTGTCATTTAATTTTTTTAGATATCACTTTCACATAATGAGTTAAGCATAAACTGAAAAAATGAAACTCTTCAAAACCCATGATTAGTAAGGGTTTGAGATTTAGAGTGAGTTTAACAAAATATAAGATATGTGAAAGTGAGGGATAAAATTGGTATAGTTGGAGGATGAAACATTGGGATTATTTTTAGGATATCTAGTTGTCTATTTTTTAACCTTAATTTTTTTAGTCGTTATTTTTGATTGGGGGAAAAGTGATGTATTAAAGTTAGTTGAGAACGGATTGATATTTCTTTTCTTACCACTCGTATTTGTTTTTGTATTGGCCTATGATTTTATAAACAAAATAAAATGAGACAAAAGGCATCTTGAAGTCTCACAAAAAAAGGTTTATTATGGTAGCATAGATTTCTTGTATGAGATGGGATAGGTCAAAGGCCTGTCCCTTTTGCATTGAGAAAGGAGGTTTGAGATGTATAACAAACCTATCAGACCATCCTTGAGATCTAAGAAGTGGGAGAAGTTCCGTGATAGGATAATGCGTAAGCATGATTATCTTTGTCAAGAAAGTTTGCGTTACGGAATTTCTGTTCAAGCAGAAATGGTTCACCATATCTTTCCTGTATCTGAATACCCTGAACTTGAATTCGTTGAATGGAATTGTTTGCCGTTGACGAATAAGAAACACAATACGTTTCATGATAGAGTGAACGATAGAGTAATCAATCAAGGATTGTATTGGCAGAAAAAAAGAAAAAAAGAATTTTTAAATTTTTTCAAAAATGAAAAATGAAAATTTTTAGTCCCCCCTCTTTTTGAAAAATCATTTTGGCCAGTAGGGTACCGGTGAAGGGAACTTTTTCCAAGCCGGGGGCCTTCAAACAAAAAGGGGGTAAAAACTAAGCTATTTTGACGAAAGGAGGTAGTTTTTGGCTAAACCAATTACAGCGAAGTCTATTAAGTCAAAAGTGGTCAAGCAGATGAAAGATTTGGGCACTTATCGTAAAGAGTTTGAAATGATCATTGACATCTTTGCAGGTATGCTATATCAGTATCAGAAACTTGCTCAAGATTATGCTGACATGGGTTATCCAGTAACAGACACCTACGTCAATAAGGCTGGTGCTGAAAATGAGCGCAAAGTTCCAATCTTGACAGCGATGGAAATTTTGAGAAAAGACATCCTCAGCTACTCTAATCAGTTGATGATGAATCCTAAGTCGCTCGGTGAGGTAGTAGAACAAGAAGGTGATTCAGTTCTTACTGAGGTACTGAAGTTCAAGAACGAAATCAAGAAGAAGCGAGTGACTGGCAATGGGTAATCTTGATAAAGCGAAAGAGTATGCTCGGCACGTCATTTCTCACAGAGAGGAACATTGCGAGGAGAATATTCTTGCTGCTGAAAGGTTCATTCGTGATCTTGAGAATCCAGAATTTGACATGGATGAGGAAATCGTTGATTTCGTTGTCCACTTCATCGAAAACACGATAGTCCATCAGCAGGGTGATGATATGTTTGCGGTGTCTATCCGTAACAAACCCTTGCTCTTGCAACCCTGGCAACACTTTGTGGTTGTTAATCTATTTGGGTTTTACTACAAGGGGTCAAACGAGCGCAGGTTCAAAGAAGCGCTTATCATGCTTGCTCGGAAGAATGGGAAGACCTCATTTACTGCTGCAATCGCACTTGCTTATCAAATATTAGACACGGATAGCGGTTCAAAATGCTACATCGTGGCCAACTCGGTTAAGCAAGCTATGGAAGCCTTTGGATTCTTAAAATTCAATGTAGAGCGATGGAATGACAAGAACATTCGTATCAAGGATAACAACCAGGAACACTCAATCACTGCTAATTTTGGTATTGAGGGTTCTTTCTTTATCCAGGCACTGGCCAACGATGAAAGTCGTTTGGACTCATTGAACGGTAACGTAATTATCCTAGACGAAGCTCACACGATGAGAAACAGCAAGAAGTACGGTCTTATGAAGAAAACAATGTCAGCATACCGAAACAGTATGCTTTTTGTTATCTCTACGGCTGGTGATATTCCTACTGGTTTCCTTGCTAACCGTCTTAAATACTGTCAAAAGGTCCTTAAGCAATTGGTCAAGGATGATTCCTTGTTTATGTTTATCTGCAAAGCTGACCAGTCAACAGATGGAGATGTCGGTGATTACCTAGACGAGAATGTGCTTAAGAAAGCCAACCCATCGTGGGGTGTGACGGTATCGCTCAAAGCTCTGAGAGAAGAAGCTGAGCAGGCTATGAATGATCCACAGACAAGAAATGAGTTTTTTAACAAGACTTTGAATGTCTTCACAAACTCTATGAATGCTTACTTCAATCCTGATGAGTTCATTGCTTCAGATAGTCAATACGATTGGACCCTAGAGGAGCTGGCACGCTTGCCTATACAATGGTACGGTGGTGCTGACTTGTCAAGATTGCACGACTTAACCGCTGCTGCTCTCTATGGTGTCTATCATGATGGTGAAAAAGATATTGATATCTGTATCACACATGCTTTCTTCCCTCGTGTCAACGCTCAGAAAAAGGCCAACGATGACGGGATTCCACTTTTTGGGTGGCAGTCTGATGGTTGGTTGACGATGAGCAACACTCCGACCGTCCTCTATGATGATATTGTCAAATGGTTCATCAAGATGAGGGAGAAAGGGTTCAAGATTGCTGCTGTTGGGATGGATAGGAAGTTTGGCCGTGAGTTTCTGACGAAGATGAAACAAGCTCGGTTTAAGATGATTGACCAACCACAGCTTTTTTATCTGAAATCAGAGGGGTTCAGACGGATTGAGTTCAAAGTTAAGAATAAAGAATTTTACTATCTTCATTCTGACGCTTACGAATACTGTGTGAGCAACGTTAGAGCAATTGAAAAGGTGGACGATGCTGTGCAATATGAGAAATTAGATGGTGACGGTGGTACTGCAAGAATTGACTTGTTCGATGCCAGCGTTTTTGCTTGCATTCAAGCTCTTGCTAATCTTGGTAAGAATCAGAATGTCATGAGCTTCTTTGATTAGAGAAAGGAGGTGAGGAAAGATGGGGCTTTTAGATAGGTTTTTGAAACGTGGTAAGAGTCGAGGTGGAACGAATGTTATCACTCATTCAGATTTTGGACTTTATATTGACGGTGATAGCTATGTGCCTTTGGCCCGCAATCCTGATGTGATTGCTGCGGTCAACAAAATTGCTGACATGGTGTCTAACATGACTATTCACTTGATGGAGAATACTGATAAAGGCGATATCCGAATAAAAGACGGACTGGCTCGCAAGATCGATGTAAACCCATGCGACAATATGACTCGCAAAACTTGGATTTTCAAGATTGTGCGTGACCTGTTGCTATTTGGTGACGGAAATTCAGTTCTTCATGTTGAGTATGATCCTGTGAATGATTATATTTTGAACTTGAGACCATTCGCAATGAGTGAGGTTTCTTTCAAAAGTGATGATGTTGGTTATATCGTGAATTATCGTGGTATCGACTACAACCCAAGCGAAATCGTCCACTTTGTAATCAACCCAGATCCAGACAATCCATTTGTAGGAACTGGATATAGACTTGCTCTGAGGGATATTGTTAGGAATTTAAACCTTGCTACTCAAATCAAAAAAGGCTTTATGAATGGCAAGAACGTTCCTAGCCTGATTGTTAAGGTTGATTCTTCGAATGGAGAATTGGGCACGCAAGAGGGACGAGACAAGGTTGCTAAGAAATATTTAGCAACAAGTCAGGCAGGTGAGCCGTGGATTATTCCTGACGCTTTGTTGAGTGTAGAGCAGGTTAAACCGCTTAGCTTAAAAGATATCGCTATTAATGAATCTGTTGAAATTGACAAGAAAACAGTTGCTGGGCTTTTGGGAGTTCCAGCTTTTATTTTGGGAGTTGGTAGCTTTGACAAAGAAGAATACAACAACTTTGTCAATACAACGGTCATGAGCATTGCAACGACGATCACTCAGACCTTAACGAGAGACTTACTCGTTTCAAATAATCGGTATTTCAAACTTAATGCTCGCTCGCTTTATTCGTATGACATTACAGAGTTATCTTCAGTTGCTGAACAGATGACTAAAAGCATGGCAATGCGTCGAAATGAGTGGAGAGATTGGCTTGGGATGCCACCAGATCCTGATATGGATGAGCTCCTTGCTCTTGAAAATTATCTACCGCAAGACAGACTTGGGGACCAGAAGAAACTGAAAGGGGGTGAGGAAGAGAATGAACAAACGGAATAGCTATCGCACTGCTCAGTTCAAAACACGAGAAGAAAGTGAAACTGGTGATTTGATTTTGAGTGGGTACTTTATCAAGTTTGATGAAGTTACTGAATTATGGCCAGGTTACTTTGAAGTGATTAAGCGTGAAGGTGTTGAAAAAGCAATTCAAAACGCTGACATCCGGGCATTGTTTAACCATGATGATAGTTTAGTGCTTGGTCGTACTGGTAACGGGACGGTCATTTTAGGAGTTGATGAAATCGGACTTTACGGTGATATCATCATCAATAAGGATGACCCGCAAGCTGTTGGGGCCTATGCTCGTGTTCAGCGTGGCGATGTGATTGGATGTAGCTTTGGTTTCATCCCAATCAAAATCAATACGGAAGAGCAAGCAGATGGTTCGTACCTGGACACTATCTTAGAATTAGAAATCTTTGAAGTGAGTCCATGTACTTTCCCAGCCTATCCTCAAACGGAAATTGCTGCACGACAGAAAGACTTTGAAAGTCAACAGCGTGCCAATCGTGAAGCGCTGGACAAGCGCAAGAAAGAAATTAAGGAGAAATTTAACCTATGCACAAATCATTGATTTTAGGCGCTCGCATGCGCAACAAAGCAGAAAAAGTGGTAGAACTTGAAGAATCAATCAAAGAATTGAACAAGCGTTCTGAACTTGAAGCGAAGAAATTGGATCAAGCTGGAAATGATGAAGAAGTTTCAGCAGTTGAAAAGAACCTGGAAGACATTCAAAAAGAATTGGATGAAAAATTGGCAGAAAAAGAACAACTTGAAAAGGAAATCGAAGATTTGCAAAATCAAGTTGAAGAATTGAATCGCAAAGCCCCGACTTACCCAAGTCAAGAAAAACGTGGAGGACAGAAATTGGAAAAACGTGACGCAGTACTAGAATTCATCCGCTCTCGTGGACAAAAACGCACAGGTGTTAAAACAACAGATGTAGGAGCGATTATTCCGAAAGAGGTTTTGGAACCACAAAAAACACCTGAACGTCAGAACCCGCTGCTTAATCTAATCCATATTGTAAAAGTAACAAGTGGCTCAGGTACTTACCCAGTCATGAAGAAATCAAATCGTAAGATGACAGAGGTTGGTGAACTTGAAGAAAATCCAGAATTAGGAAAAACAAAAATCACTGAAGTAGATTACAAAATTAAGACTTATCGTGGGGAACTTCCTATCTCTCGTGAAGCGATTGAAGATGCACAATATGACCTTATTGGAATCATGCAAGAAGATATTCAAGATCAGGACGAACAAACAAAATTGGCAATTGTTGCGGATGTTTTGAAAACTGCAAAAGTTGTAAATGCTAGCGGTTATGATGGACTTAAAGATATTTTGAATACTAAGATTTCATCTGTTTATAAAAAATCTCTTGTTGTTACTGACTCTATGTTCAACGCATTGGATAAAGTTAAGGACAAGGACGGCCGCTACATGCTTCAACCTGACATCACTTCACCAACAGGATATTCATTCTCTGGAAAAACTATCTACCCTGTTGATGACACTCTTTTGGGTCAAGAAGGGGAAATGAAGTATTTTATCGGAGATGTTGAATACTTCCTTACATTGTTTGACCGTATGGAATTGAGCGTGAATTGGGAAGACAATCATAAATTTGGTAAAAACCTTGCATCATACCTACGTTTTGACATCAAGAAGACTGATGAAGATGCTGGGGTATTCGGAACCTACACTGATGTTGTAGCTTAAGGAGGTAACGTATGAGCTATAAAGTAATCCGTCCTTTCAAGGACTTGGCTGATCCTGAAAAACATGACTATGCTGTTGGCGATATCTTTCCTCGTGAAGGATATGAGCCCACAGATAGCTTTACCAATGGCCTTTTGACTGGTGCTAACACTGCTGGGTCTATCTTCCTTGAAGTTTTGGGAGATGATGAACCTAAAAAGCCAGCTCCTGAAACAAAAGAAGTGAAGGAAGAGCCCGCAGTTAAGCAGGAAGAAACAGTTGATGAAACTGCTGAAGAGCCTGCTAAGGAAGTTGAGGAGTAAACATGGACGAAGGTCAGCTTTTGGAATTGCTGAAGCTTAAGTTGGGTATTTCAACCAGCTTGAGAGACAAGCCGTTAAAAAAAATCATTTCAAGTGTCATCACTGAATTGACCGATAATCTCGGTATCGAGCTTGTCGGTGAGCGTGCTGACCATGAAATGTTTATCGTTGACTATGCTGCTTATCGCTACGAGGGTGGGGTGGATATGCCACGTCACCTTCAATGGCGACTGCATAATTTACAGATAGCATCAAAGAAAGAGGTCAAGAATGTGGAATCATGAAATCACGCTGATCTCTAAGAAAGTTACAGGTAAGGATAAGCTACTACAACCAATCTCTGAAGATGTTGAAATTACTCTCTTATGTCGCAAAAAGAGGGTCACTCGCTCTGAATTTTATCAGGCAAACCAGGCAGGTCTAAAGCCGAGTTTGGTCGTTGAGATTCGAAATTTTGAGTATGAGAATCAAGAGTTTGCGAAGTTCGAAGGCAAGCAATATCGCATTTTGAAAACCTATCCTTTCGATTCTGAAATTTTAGAGTTGACTTTATCAGAGGTCTTGAAATGAGTAATGACCTTGCTGATTTGATAGCGAAAGAGCTTGCAGCTTACTCTGATGAGGTTACTGAAGAAGTGGATAAGATTGCCGAGCAAATAGCTGATGAGACTGTGGATGAGTTGAAGGAGACAAGTCCGAAACGGTACGGAAAGTATCGTAGAAGTTGGAAAAAGAAGAAGCTGGCCAACGGCTCTTTTGTTGTCTTCAACGCAGTTGCAAGTCTTACTCACATACTTGAGAACGGGCACCTTTCAAGAAATGGTGGTCGTGTCGCTGGTATCATCCACATCAAGCCCGCTGAAGAAAAAGCAATTCAAAACTTTGAGAAGCGTATCAAGGAGATTGGAAAATGAAGCTATCAGACTTTGCTGCTATTTTGGAACAGGCAAACTTGCCTGTCACTTATCGAGCGTTTAAAACTGGGAACGCTCCTGACCTACCTTACCTAGTCTATTATGAATCAAGTCCAGCCATCAATGCAGCTGATAACACGGTTAATCATCAGATTAAGAGCGTGACGGTTGAGCTGGCTTTTGAGAGTAAGGATGAAGATTTGGAAGAACGTCTGGAAGAGCTGTGGACAACCCACGAGCTCTTTTTCGATGTTCAAGAAGAAACATTTATCGAGACGGAAAGACTCTATGTCAAGTCTTATACGATCTATCTATATTAAGGAGGAATGACATGACTCAAGAAAATAAAGTAACCTATGGTTTAAAAAATGTTCACGTTGCGCCAATTAAATCGATTGGTGCCGATGGAGTGATTGCTTATGATGAAATTTTCCGTTTTCCTGGTGCAATGGAATTAACATTGGATCCAAAGGGTGAATCAACACCAATCAAAGCAGACGATATCGATTATCACTTCATGAACTCAAATGAAGGGTATGAAGGGAAATTCAAAATCTCTCACATTATTGAAATGTTTGCGACTAAGATTTTGGGTGAAATCAAAGATGCTCAGACGGGTGTTTTGACTGAAAAAGCTGATGCAGAATTCACATCATTTGCCTTGATGTTTGAATTTTCAGGTGACAAGAATAAAACACGTCACGTCCTTTACTACTGTTCAGCAAGCCGTCCAGGCAATGGCTCAAAAACCAAAAATGGTACAAACGTCAACGAGCGTGAACTTGGCTTTAAGGCAAGTCCTCGTCCTCTAGATTCAGTTGTTAAACGTTCTATCACATCAGCTGATAATAAAGAAATTTATGACAACTGGTTCAAGAAAGTGTATGAACCTACTGCGGTGGCAGCTTAAGGAGAAAATCTATGCGTAAAATCGTTTTGGTTGGCGATCAGGAGTATGAGTTAGGCACAAATGGCTATACTCCTATCGCCTACAAACAACAATTTGGAAAAGATTATTTTCAAGATTTGTTCTCGATGTTGAAAAATCAATCATTCATGAATGAATTGAATAAGCTGGAGACCGACAAGGAGTTGACAGCGACTAATATTGATATTTCTATGTTGTCAGATTTTGACATGACCTTTTTCAACCGTCTTTTTTGGACCTTTGCTAAATCTGCAAATCCTCACATCAAGCCTTATGAACAATTCTTCATGGAAATGGAAGTCTTCCCGATTCAGGAAGTTGGGCCTGTGCTGATGGAAATGCTGAATGCGAGCATGACGACAAAAAAGCACCAGATGAATCAGAATCAGCTAGCGAAGAAATCTTCACAGTAGAGTCATACTTGTCTTGCTGTAAAGAAACTGGTCTGTCTATCGATGATCTAAAGCACATCTCAATCGGAATGGCTCTGGATTATCAGACGGATTATGTGAATTTACGGAGTGAGGATAAGGGTGGCGAACGGAAAGCCACGCAAGCTGATTTTGACAGTTTTTAAATAAAAAAATGAGTGCTGAGAGAGCGATTCTGAGACCAAGTTCCGTGGACTGACTGCATTATCAGTCGTAGAAATTCTCTCAGCGCTTTTCTATTTTTTGTGAAAGGAGGAAATATGGCAGGAAATATCAAAGGTATCAAAATTGAAATCGATGGCGACACGCAACCCTTGCAGAAGGCCCTGAAAAATGTCAATAAGGCTGCTACTGATGCAAGTCAGGAGTTGAAACAGATTGACAAGGCCTTGAAGTTTGATACAGGCAACGTAACGCTCCTGACTCAGAAGCAAGAAGTCTTGCAAAAGCAAGTTTCGACGACCAAGGAGAAACTAGAAACCTTGAGACAAGCTCAGTCTCAGGTGGAGCAACAATTCAAAAATGGTGATATCGGTGCTGATCAGTACCGTGCCTTTCAACGCGAAGTCGAAGTTACTCAAAACGTCCTAAAAGGATATGAGGGTAAGCTTGCAAGTGTGAACCAGGCATTATCTGGAAACGGTCAAGCGACAGAGAACAATATCAGTAAGCTAAACAATTTGCAGAATGAACAGAGCCAACTAGCATCCGAGATGGAGAAGGTGACAAGTTCATTTAAACTGCAAGAAAGTGCTTTAGGTTCAAACGCTAGTGAAGCCGAGAGAAATGCTCTTGCTCAGAAAAAGATTGGCGCACAGTCTGATATTGTCAATAAGCAGATTTCAAACTTAGAACGACAACTGGAGCTCACCAAAAAAGAATTTGGTGAAAATTCCACACAAGCCAATAAAATGGAAACCCAGTTGAATCAAGCTAAAACAGCTTACTCGAATCTCTCTCAAGAGATGAATAATCTTGGGAGTGCTGGCAAACAAGCGAGCGGAACCTTAAGCGAAACAAACAATCTCTTAAAAGCTGAATTGCTCAATCAATTTTCTGAAAAACTATCAGATATCAGTCAAAAATTGGTTGATTTCGGGAAGAGTGCTCTTGAAGCCTTTCGTCAAGTAGATGAAGGTATGGATACCATTGTCACAAAAACTGGTGCTGGTGGTGAAGCACTTGAAGGCATGCAAAGAATCGCAAATGATATTGCGACAGAGTTACCAACGGACTTCTCAACTGTCGGGAATGCCGTGGGAGAAGTCAACACACAATTTCAATTGACCGGAGAAGCATTGAAAAATGCTTCAGAGGACATTATCAAATTTTCAGAAATAAATGGTTCTGATGTAACTAATGCGACCATACAATCAAAACAAGCATTGGAAGCTTATGGATTGTCTGTTGAAAATTTATCTGCTGTTTTAGATTCGACTACCTTCGTGGCTCAAGCTACAGGTGTTTCGGTAGATGACCTGATGAAAAAGGCAACTGACGGTGCACCTCAAATTAAGTTACTAGGTCTAAGTTTTGAAGAAGCAGTAACTCTTATTGGCCAATTGGAACAACATGGTGTTGATTCATCTGCCGCATTATCAGGCTTGACAAAGGCTGCGGGAGCTTATGCCAAAAAAGGCAAATCTATGACAGAGGGGTTGAAAGAAACCATTGATTCTATCAAAAATAGTAAGAGCGAGACAGAAGCTCTTAGCACTGCGATGGAAATTTTTGGAGCAAAAAAAGCTCCTCAAATGGTTGACGCAATCAAACGTGGAGCACTAAGTTTTGAAGAATTAGGCTATACATCCCAAGTATCAGCAGGACTAGTATCTTCAACATACGAATCTACGCTTGATCCTATTGACAAATTTAAGACAGCTCAAAATTCAGCTACTTTGGCCATGTCTGAACTAGGTGCTGCAATTGCAGAAGTCTTAGCTCCTGTTTTTGAAATGTTAGGAAATATTGTAAAGGGGCTTGCTGAATGGTTTAGCAGTTTACCTGGGCCAATTAAAGAGTTTGTAGTGGTTATGGGTACTGTCGTGGCTATTGTAGGTATAATTGCCCCTATATTTTTAACACTACAAGCGGCTGCAACTGCTTTGGAAATTTCGATTGGTGCAATGATTACAGCTGCTCTCCCAATTATTGGGACAGCTTTAGCGATTACAGCTGCTGTTGCAGGAGTAGTAATTGCTTTAAAATATCTCTGGGATACAAACGAAGGTTTTCGAGATGCGGTCACGATCGTTTGGAATGCGATTCTTGAAGTTATCAATGCAGTCGTATCAGAGATTTCTAGTTTTGTCATGAGCATCTTTGGGACAGTCGTCACTTGGTGGACGGAGAACCAGGAACTTATCAGGACAAGTGCCGAGACTGTTTGGAATGCTATTTCAGCAGTTATAGATACAGTCATGACCTATCTAGGTCCACTCATTCAAGCTACTTGGGACAATATTCAATTGGTCATCACGACCGCTTGGGAAATTATCAAGACAGTTGTTGAGACTGCGATAAACGTTGTGCTTGGGATTATACAAGCAGTTATGCAGATCATCACTGGTGATTGGTCAGGCGCTTGGGAAACTATAAAGGGAGTATTTTCAAGTGTATGGCAAGGAATCCAAATCGTGGCTCAAACTATCTTTTCAGCGATACAGTCATTTATATCAAATACCTTGAATGCTATTTCAAGCACAGTATCAAGTGTGTGGAATGGGATTTCAGGAACAGTATCAAGCGTATTAAATGGCATTTCAAGCACAGTATCAAGCGTGTGGAATGGGATTAAAAATTCCATCGGTAGTGCTATCAATGGGGCGAAGGACCTTGTCAGTACGGCTATCAATACTATCAAAGGATTGTTCAACTTCAGCATTAGTTGGCCACACATCCCACTACCTCACTTCTCTGTAAGTGGTTCGGCCAACCCATTAGATTGGTTGAGCCAAGGAGTGCCAAGCATCAGCATCGAATGGTATGCCAAAGGTGGTATCATGACGAAACCGACAATATTCGGAATGAATGGCAATAATCTTATGGTTGGTGGTGAAGCTGGAAATGAGGCGGTATTGCCACTCAATGATAAAACACTTGGTGCTATCGGTCGAGGTATTGCTCAGACAATGGGTGGAACTTCACCGACCATCAACATTACTATTACTGGTAACACTGTCAGAGAAGAATCTGACATCAGTCGGATTGCTGATGAGGTAGCGCAGCGGATTGCTGACGAATTGCAACGTAAGACACAATTGAGAGGAGGGGTTGCATGGTAAAACATAATGAGCTTGTGATTGACGGTGTGAGAACATCGTCTTTTCCCTTTAAGGTCATTGTCCATGATTCTCCCTCAATCGCTCTGGGAGACAGCAAGACAGCTCTTTTGGAGCATGGCGGTATCAGTGGTGCAATTGTTCAGACAAACAAGCATAGGGAACTGGTCAAGAAAACTTATACGATTTACTTGGTTAAACCTACTGAAGAACAGATGAACCAATTTATGAGTTTGTTTATCCGTGAGAAGTTCTGGCTAGAGAGTGAGCGAGTCAAAACAACTCGTCTTTGGTGTTATAAGGTCAATGTAAGCGACCTTGAAGAAGTGAAACCTGGTCTTTACATGACCAAGGCAACTTTCACTTGCCACCCTACCAAATACTTCAAAACTACTGACACACAGAGGTTGACAAGAAGCGGAACCTTGACCGTTCAAGGTTCTGCTCTTGCATTTCCTAAAATCACAATCGTTGGCCAGAGCGCTTCTGAGACTTCATTTACAATCGCTGGTCAGGTCATTCGCCTTGAAAGTCTTACTGAGTCGCTTGTGATGGTCAACAATCCTGACAATCCTAGCTTTAAAATGACAACAGGGAAACCAGTGAAATGGTCAGGGGATTTTATCACAGTCGATCCAGCGAAAGTGAAGAATGTTGGGGTTGTTCTAGGTCAAGGTATTCAATCGCTTGAAATCGAGACGGTTTGGGGGTGGGCATAATTGCTTTATCTACTTAATAAAGATGTGAGAACTGTTCGGTGGAACGGAGAGCCACTTCATGAAACTACTTCGGCGATTGTTAAAGAGACCATGAATGGCGATTTCACCTTAACTGTGAAATATCCTATTTCTGATTCTGGTATTTATCAGCTCATCAAAGAAGATATGCTGATAAAGGCTCCGGCTCCTGTTCTTGGTGCGCAGCTATTTCGTATCAAGAAACCCGTTGAACACAATGACCATCTGGAAATCACAGCCTATCATATCTCAGACGATGTGATGAAACGTTCTATCACACCAGTTAGCGTGACTAGTCAGAGTTGTGGCATGGCTCTTTCTCGCATGGTCCAAAATACAAAAACTGCTTTGGGAGATTTTTCTTTCAGTAGCGATATCCAGGATCGTAGGACCTTCAACACAACTGAAACAGAAACTCTGTACTCTGTATTGCTGGACGGTAAGCACAGTATAGTTGGTACATGGGAAGGCGAGCTGGTTCGTGATAACTTTGCGATGACTGTCAAAAAGAGTCGTGGTGAGAATCGTGGTGTTGTTATCACGACACACAAGAATCTTAAAGACTACCAACGCACAAGGAACAGTCAGAATGTTGTCACAAGAATCCATGCTAAATCGACTTTTAAACCTGAAGGTGCTAAAACAGAAACGACTATCAGAGTGACTGTTGATAGTCCTCTTATCAACTCATACCCTTATATCAATGAAAAAGAGTATGAGAACAACAATGCTAAAACTGTTGAAGAGTTGCAGAAATGGGCACAGGCTAAGTTTTCAAATGAGGGCATTGACAAGGTCTCTGATGCTATCAAGATTGAAGCCTATGAACTTGATGGGCAAGTGGTCCATATGGGTGATACGGTCAATCTCAAGAGTTGGAAGCACAATGTCGATGCATTCAAGAAAGCTATTGCTTATGAGTTCGACGCTTTGAAGGAAGAATATATCTCTCTGACTTTTGATGATAAGGCAGGAGTTGGTGGCTCTAGAGCTTCTGGTGGCTTATCTAGCGCAGCGGATGCAATCCTTGGTGTGACAGGAACCGCACAAGAAATTGCCCTTGAAAAGGCTCTTCAAAATGCTGGCTTAGACTTTGATCACAAGGCAGGATTACTGAGACAAGAAATTGCGGACGGTGTCGAACTGGCAAAAGCCAGAGCTGAAGAAGTCAAGAGAGAACTGTCTGACACTATCAACCAACGGTTTAGCAGTTTTAACAATGGTCCTCTGCAAGAAGCCAAACGCAGAGCCGAAGAAGCGTTGAGAAATGCTGGTGCAAGCAGCTTACTCGCTCAAGAAGCGAAACAGATCAGTGAGCGAGCGAGAGCTGATATCGCAGTTCTTCGTCAAAATATTTCGAACGACTATGTCGCGAAGTCTCAGCATGTAGAAGATGTAAGAGGACTGACAAGACGATTTGAAGAAATTAATTTAGGCAGTCCAAACCTGGTCATCAATGGAGCTGCAGAGTTGGGAGATAAGAATTGGGGTGGAACGAACGGAAAATGGTTCACAAACCGAACGCATGGTTTTTACAAGAACAGTTCTGCCCCGCTATTTACCCTCGACACAAAAGAAGCCAGATTGTGCTATATCCAGACAGGTCGCTACAATCAGCTCAAGAAGAACACGGACTACACGCTTTCTTTCACAGGATTCATGTCTGGAAACGTATCTGGCTTCAGGGTCATGATAGGCTTGTTGTCCAACAAAGACGACGTTTGGAAGAAAACGTTAGGTGTCTTCAATCAACGTCTCTCTCCTAAACAAGCAGAGCGTTTCACGGTTCAATTTAATAGTGGTGATTACGATGGCTTCTCTTTGCGTTTTGATAATTTTGGTTCAACTGATGGGCAAAGTGCGACTGTCTGGATAACTGAAATTGATGTCTATGAAGGCACGATGAAGCGCGCTTATCAGCCTGCTCCTGAAAACAGTCAAAACTACGCAGACGCAAAAATATCAGAATACAGAACGACGGTCGATGGCCGATTTGCGAATATCGCTTCTCAGATAGCTGGCAAAGCGAACTTGCTCGACTTCCAGCGAGTGCAAGAGACTAGCAAGCTGTATGAGCGCATTATCGGTCGTAGCGAGTCTGATATTGCTGACAAGGTTGCTCGCATGGCTTTGACGAATCAGTTGTTTCAGGTTGAGGTTGCAAAGGCTTCGGCTGGTGGACGAAATCTATTTCTTAATTCATTGTTTAAACGTGATCTTCATCAACGTTATTCAACATATCATGTAGATGACAGTATTGAGCAAACGCAAGGACAACTTGCTTTAAGTATAGATACGAATACGAAATTCAGAGGAGCTAATACGTTAAAGATTGTATCGACTTTTAACGGAAAGGCAAACAATCAGAAAGTTACTTTTAGAACTGGCGGAGATATGCGCTTAAATACAGCAGATGAAATGCGCAATAAATCTGTGCGTTTCAGTTTTTGGGCAAAGTCTACTGTCAATAACACGAATTTTCAAGCTCGAGTAGGATATCGAAATACTGTTGAAGGTGTCTCGTTAACCACCGATTGGAAATTCTATGATATTCAGTTGACTAAAAGAGAGAATTCAAATGCAAGTAATGAAGTAATCATGCATGTATTCACCGCTGCGACTGTTTGGATTGCTTTTCCAAAAGTCGAAATCGGAACAGTCTCTACAGACTTTTCGGAAGCCCCAGAAGACACCAACGAAGCGATTCGATCGGTTCAAAGCCAACTGACTGGCTCGTGGGCTGTTCAAAATCTGACCAGCGCAGGTTCAATTGTTTCGCAAATCAATGCGACGAACAATCAAATCTTGATTGAAGCTGAGAAAATTCGTTTAAAAGGTAAGACCTTGCTGGACGAATTGACGGCCATTGATGGATACTTCAAGAGACTATTCGTGGGTGAGGGTAATTTTGCGAAACTGAACGCTGAAATTATCGGTTCAAGGACCATCACAGCTGATAAGCTGATTATGGACCAGGCTATGGCTCGGATGTTCGTTTCAAGCGATATCTTCACGGATACGCTTGCAGCTAAAGAAGCCTTCATCAACAAGCTTCGGTCGGTAGTAGTATCTGCGACCTTGCTTGAAGGTTTTAAAGGTCGAATAGGTGGCTTTCAAATTGGTACGCATGATAAAGACCCGTCAACTTACTGGTTGACTGGTCAGAATCAGTTTTATGTAGGAATGAGCAATGGTGCTGGTAATTGGGGCAAAACAGCTCTTTGGGTTAATTGGGGCACGACTTGGGATGCTCCAGGAAATTATGCTTGGTTCGTTAAAGAATCGGGCGAAATGTTCTGTTATAATCGAGCGTATTTTTGGAACACGCCGGTAATAAATGGCGACCTACGTGTCACAGGCGATATCTACTATAACAATAAGAATTCAGGTAAATCTGGATACTGGATTTACTCTCCGCAATACAAACAAATCTTGAGCGAGAATGGCTATATGTATTTTGTTTGGAGTGGTGGCGGTTCTAGTTGGATTCCGATGAACAAGGAAATTTCTGACCGTCGCTACAAATCAAATATCGAAGCTAGTACAGTTTCTGGTCTCGATGTAATCGAAAACTTGAAGACGTATAGTTATCGTAAGGAATACGATGGGAAAATAGAAGACATCGCCTGCGGTATCATGGCGCAGGATGTCCAGAAATATGCTCCTGAAGCATTCTTTGAGAATCCAGATGGTGCATACTCTTACAAAACATTTGCTCTTGTGCCTTATCTTATCAAGGCCATTCAAGAGCTCAATCAAAAAATAGAAAAATTGGAGAAAACAGCATGAACGAACAAGACAAACAAATCAACAGCCTGACGATTAAATCACTAAGCGAGCGAGTCAGTAATGAAGCCACTCAATCGGCTATGCTAGAAGCTCTCTACACGGTAACCGCTATGGAACTCGAGCAGATGAAACGAATCATTGAATCTGACGAAGAGCTCAAAACTAAATTTGAAGAAGTGAAAGGAAAAATGACAAATGGCAATCAGTAATTACGAACTAGCAACCAGACCATATCTTCGTGGTTCGGGCGATAATATCCGAACAGTAGTTGAAATCCGTTTAGAAGATGGGACTCGATACAGTACGAACATGCGTGAGCTGGTAGGAGACCGCACGACTGAGCAAGAGGACGTCTTGATTCAAGCAGTGCTTGATATCATCAAAGCTGAATTAGATCCAGGAGCAGCAATCGTGAAGGCGCAAGCTGAGATCGAACAAGCAGTTCAAACTTTGGCAAAAGCTAAGACTGATCTCTCAGCTAACAAAGAGAACATCGATAGCGTATCAGCAATTACTGAAGTCCTCATTGCGCTTGCGATTGGCCAGAATGGGGGCATGCCAACGAATACTTATGAAAAGGTTGCGCAGTTCATCAAGCCGCTCGTGAAAGACCGTCGTTATGCGAACGGTGATATCGTATCAATGCCTTATCCGTACGACACGAATCCGAAGTGGCCGAAGGAAACACTTACCATCCTGAAATTCCAGATGCAGCCGTCGGAAGGGTACACCTGGAAAGAACAACCTCTTGCTGAAATGTTGCAGAAGGGCATTCTGACCGTGGTCATGCCACGGATTGATTAAGGGGGATATATGCCAGGATATGAACGATTTCTCGTACAGATCTTCATCACCCTTATCCCTGTGATTGGTCTTTATTTTTCGATGAAAGATAAAGCAACCAAACAAGAGAATCGTCTTACGATTTTAGAGAAAGATATCGAAAATCTGAACGAATTCAAGACATCAGCCAACAAGCGGCTCGATAACCACGATGAACAGAATAAGGCTATCTTAGTACTAGCTGAGCAAGTGAAATCGCTTGGTGAAGACGTGAGAGAGCTTAAAAATTTAATTCAAAATAAACAATAAAAGGAGAAATACACATGATTAACTGGAAATTGCGTTTGCAAAATAAAGCAACACTTATTGCCCTTTTGGGGGCAATCTTCTTGATGGCTCAACAATTCGGTCTTGAAATTCCCAAAAATATCCAAGACGGTGTGAACACATTCGTTTACATTCTTGTTTTAATTGGCGTTGTAAATGACCCAACAACTGCAGGAATTTCTGATAGCAAACGTGCTCTTGAATACTACGAACCAAGCGAAGATTAGGAGAGAATAATGAAGAAAAACGACTTATTCATCGACGTATCTAGCCATAATGGATACGATATTACAGGTATTTTGGAGGAAATGGGTACACAAAATACCATCATCAAAATCTCAGAAAGCACAAGCTACCTAAATCCGTGCCGACATGCCCAAGTAGAACAATCAAATCCTATCGGGTTCTACCATTTTGCGTGGTTCGGCGGAGACGTAGAAGAAGCTGAGCGAGAGGCACGCTACTTCCTTGATAATGTGCCTCAAAAAGTAAAATACTTGTGTCTTGATTACGAAGATCACGCTAGCGGAGATAAACAGGCAAATACAGATGCTTGTATTCGCTTCATGGAAATCCTCAAAGAAAATGGCTATGAGCCAATCTATTACAGCTACAAGCCATTCACGCTCAATAATATCTATTATGAGCAGATTCTTGCTAAATTCCCAAATAGCCTTTGGATTGCCGGCTATGGGCTAAATGATGGTAACGCTGACTTTGAATATTTCCCAAGTATGGACGGAATCCGTTGGTGGCAATACTCTTCAAATCCATACGACAAGAACATTGTTTTACTAGATGACGAAGAAGCCGAGCCAAAATGGAAAAGAAATGATACTGGTTGGTGGTGGGAACACCCCGACGGATCTTATCCAAAAGAAGAATGGGAAAAAATCGGCGGTGTGTGGTACTACTTTGATGCTAAAGGATATTGTCTAACCAGTCAATGGTTCAAAGAAAATGATAAGTGGTACTACCTCAAAGAAAATGGGGCAATGGCCATTGGTTGGGTGTTTGTGAATGGCAAATGGTACTATCTTGATGCTTCAGGAGCAATGGTCACTGGCTGGGTTCAATACAAGGACAAACTATACCATCTCAAAGAAGAGAATGGAGCAATGTCTTCAGAAGAACTTGTTAAAGTTGAAGGTGGCTGGTACTACGTCAACGAAGATGGAAGCCGCTCAGACAAACCAGCACTTGATGTATTACCTGATGGACTAATTGTTACCACTAAATAATATTTTTAAAATAAAGAAAGGAAAATTTCTAAAATATTGTTCTAATTGTAACCGCAGGCTTAGGCTTGCGGTTTTTTTGTTTGCTCTGAAAGTACTTTCTGAATTAAAAAAAGTTGAAATTTCTTTATCAAAATACTTGACGTACGTCAAGTATTTTGATATACTATAATCAAGATAAGGAAACGAGGAAATCAAAAATGAAAAAAGAAGTTATGACACTAGCATGGGAAATAGCAAAACGTGGTGCTAAAAGATTCGGCGGTTCAACAGTTGAATATATCGCAGAAGCTATGAAAATCGCATGGGGAATCGTTAAATCAGAACAAGAAGAAACAGAACACTATAACTTAAAACAATGGCATGCAGTTGAAGCAAAAATGCGCCAAGCTGGTAAATATGGATACGCTAATATGCTCGGCGAAGCTAAAGAAGTACACTTCAACGAAGTGATGCACAAAGCTGGTGCTTACTACGGCATCGAAGTTATTGCAGACGGTTCTAACTACGGAACTTACTATATTTCAGAAAAAATTTGGGGTTAAGGAGAAGAATATCATGGTTACTGAAGAACAATTAAAAGAAGTGCTTGTTGGCATTTATGAAACAGAATATAAGGATGAACAAACGTTTGAAGAGTACGCAGATGGCTGGGATTTTTGGATTGACAAAGATGGAGACATCTTAATTGAGGGGCGTGGCATGAAACCGATTGACGGAGTTCAAAAAGTAGGTCACGTAGATAACGGGGTGATATATGCTTATTAACACATCACGAGTTGAGATGGTCTTAATGAATAAGGCTATCTCAGCTTATCGCTTAGCAAAAGAGATCGGCATACAGGAGAGCTCTATATCTCTCTTGAGAAATGGCAAAAAGGACCTTGACAAATTAAGCCTTGAGGTAGCTATGAGAGTTCAGGCTTGGATTGATGCCGGCAATTATAGTTTTAGCTACGATTACAGTGAACTAATCGAAAAGTTAGAAGCAGACATAGAGAAAGGGCTGGCAGACGAATATATTTATATTGTTCGTGGTGGATACAACGAGGTCATGGAGAAGTGCATGATTATCGACTATTATTATGATCCTGAAGAAATTGCAGAAGGCGATATTGCTGAAAAAGTCTTGACTAGCTCGGCGCTTGCTGAAATGGAGAAAGATAACGAGATATTTTAATTAAAATGAGGAAGGTTGATTTAACAGGCAACATTTACGGCCGTCTGACTGTTATCACAGATGATGGTTCAAGAACTAAGACAGGAAGAGTCTTATGGTTGTGCGAATGTTCTTGTGGTAATAAAGTTCACGTTCAATCCCAAAATTTAAAGGATGGTCGAACCAAATCTTGCGGGTGCCTTAACGACGAGAAAAAGCGTGAGAGATTCAAAGATTTATCAGGAACTGAAACAGATAACTTCAAGATTGTTGACAGAGCGTATTCTAAGAATCAGCGTGTTTACTGGAATTGTATTTGCAAGCATTGCGGAAATCACATCGAATTACAAAGCAATCAGATAGAGCGATATTCTAGTTGCGGATGCAAGCGCAATCGCAGTTCAAAAGAGCGAATGGCTGAAATCAGTGATCCTGAATCATTAAAGACAAGCAGACCGACCGCTAAAAGTACGACTGGAGTTCGAGGTGTTTACTACAACAAGCGAAAAAAGAGATATGTTGCTTATATCAATGTTGACAAGAAACCAAAATATTTAGGCAGTAGCGTAGATTTGAAAGAAGCAGCAGACATCAGACGCAAAGCTGAAATTGAATATGGGTATAAATAAAGCAGTGACCGAAATCACTGCTTATCAGCTATAGCAAATTCATAGAGCTTTTCTGCCGTTAGAAGCGCCATTTTGTCCATGCTTGTTTTTCCTTTTCTGAGGTCAGAAACAGTAGTCCAAGGAACTCCAGCGCCTTGTGAAATAGCAGATGTAGAAATAGAACTGTTAAGTAATTCTTGAATAACTTTTCTCAT